TCCACCATAACCCCGTCAGCGCAGTCATAGTTCTTTTGAAGAAGATATATGCCATTGTTGTTTAACGAGTCCACAACAGCCTCAACGCAAGCGGATAGGTCAGCGTAGCGTGAACGGAAGTGGGGGTTTGTAGAGGTCTTTAAGGCAGGCCCGAAAGCCTTTTGAGCCTTGACCAAAGCAGTAGCAATGTTTTTCATGTTAATTTCCTGTAATAAGTAGGGCAAAGATAAGACCAGAGACAAAGCCAGAGAGCCAGAACAATACTTTGTCAACAAGTGTGGGTGGTGGGGTGAACGGGCCTTCTATGCCGTGTTCTGTGTAATTGCTGTGTTTCATGCTAGTTCTAATGTCAAAAGTTTGTAAGTGTTAATTGCTTGTTGGCGGTTAGCCTTGCTAACATTTCTAAACCAAGATTTAGTGTTGGTATAACTTTGTGAGCCGTATGCACCACCAGACAGCCATCGTTCTTGAGAAACAATGGTGTAAGTACCGCCTAAATGATTAGCGCAAACATGAACGGCAAATTTATTGCCTTTTAAATAAAGTTCTTGGTATCCTGTTTTCATGACAATTCCTTTTTAAGTTCGTAACGGGCTAATGCGTAATCAAGTTTGTCGTTGTCGGCTTCTTCTTTACAAGCCTTGGTGTACTGGCGTTCAAAGTCTTGGATAACGCTATCGCGCAACATCTCTGTGACTAACTGACCACCGATGTATGCAAAGTGCAGACTGTCGGTGTAAGAGTCAAAAAAGCAATCAACTTCTGTAAAGTCGCATATACAAGTCATGCGATCAAATTCGGTGTGTTCGTCTGCGTAATCTTTAATCATGCTGACACCTCAACATTAGTTGTGTATTTTTCTTCATGGACATTTTTAATGCGAACAACCATTTTTTCATTGATCATCCATTGCAAAACACCGCGAACTACTAACCAATTTTTTACAGGAATTTTTGCTTGGTTGACAGATTGAATAATGTCATCCCAATCACATAAGCCATCTTTAAATGCGCTTTGTATTGCTACTAGTATTTTTTCGTTTCTAGTCATGCCACCACCTCATCAAAAAAGATTGATGGAACTTGACTTTTATTTGCTAAAACATAATGGTGTTCACCATTACGGAAGATTTCTTTTTTATATTCAATAATTTCACCAATTTCAATATCTTGATTAGTAGGCGAAAGAATTGATGGGACTTGACGAATACAAATTGCTTTTTTCATACATACTTTCAAAAGACCCCTTGTGGAAATCACTAGGGCATGGATAGAAGTATAAGCCAACTTATAACCATGTCAAGAATTATTTTGTAGGTAGTTTCCCTAGTGTTGTTTAAGCGCACTTATGTAGAATATCGGGCATGACAAAAGAACATCTTATCCGTCTTGCAGGCTCACAGCGTGATCTTGCCGACATATTGGGCATCAGCCAAGCTGCGGTTTCGCAATGGAAGACTGTTCCCAAGGCAAGGATGTGGCAGTTGTTAGTTCTTAAACCTGAGTGGTTCAAATAGGCTAGAATTTTGGAAACGCTTGGCGGCGTTATTCGTAGTGGGGTTACACATGAAGTCTGCTGGTACTGCGCCAGTCCGCCAACACCGCAAGGTGAGACTTCAGGTGTAGCCCTTTTTTTTTGGCAAAAAATGAAAATAAAGAACTGGAAAAAGTTTCAGCATTTCAAGGACAGGAAACCACCTTGGGTTAAGTTATATCGTGATTTACTTGATGACCTTGAATGGCATGAACTTGACCCTAAAGCCGCAAAAGTTTTGGTAATGCTGTGGTTAATAGCAAGTGAAGACGAGGGCAACATCCCACCTATCAAACAATTGGCTTTTAGGCTAAGACTATCTGAAAAAGAAACAGAAGTTTGCATTATCAAGTTGTCTCATTGGTTGGAACATGGTGATAACGACTCGATATCAACAAGATATCAAGATGATGCACCAGAGACAGAGACAGAGACAGAGAAAGAGGCAGAGTGCATTAGTCCACCTAGCGGTGAACTGCCAAGTTGTAACCACCAAGGAGTTATTGATCTTTACCACAAGCACTTGCCAACACTAAGACGCATAGAGGTGTGGAATGAGACTCGTAAGGGCTACTTACGGCAGAGGTGGAGAGAGGTTGCTGATGAACTTGCCAAGACTAAGGAAATCCAATCCTCTGACATTCTTGGTTGGTTTGCTGAGTTCTTTGAGCACATCGGAACATCCAAGTTCCTGACAGGCAGAGTCAACGACAAGTCTGGGCGGTCTTTTGTGGCAGACCTAGAGTGGATACTAAAACCAAGCAATTTTGCAAAAATCGTGGAAGGAAAATATCATGGCACTAACTAATTTCAAAAACAACCAAAAACAAGACAACGGGCTTGATGAAGAGCAAAAACTTATGTGTTCTGTCTATGGTTGTCAAAAGCGGTGGACTGTCCACCTAAGTGGAGACAAACCTAAGTGTTCCGAGCACCAATGGGCTAAAAACCCTGCTGACTACCGCAGACCTATCGTTGCCAAGCCTGTGACCCAGACTGTCCAACAATGGTATGAGAAAGAGGACTTTTGATGAAATATTTAAGTGTTTGTAGCGGAATAGAAGCTGCAACAGTTGCATGGCATCCATTGGGATGGCAAGCAGTTGGTTACTCAGAAATTGAAAAATTCCCATCACAAGTTTTAGCCCATCATTACCCAAATGTCCCTAATTTTGGGGATATGACCAAATTTAAGGAGTGGAATCTTGAGTCAAATGTCGATGTTTTCGTTGGAGGAACTCCCTGCCAATCATTCTCAGTCGCAGGTCTCCGAAAAGGATTGGATGACCCTCGTGGCAACCTCATGCTTACCTATCTTGCCATTGCTGACAAATATCGGCCCAGATGGTTGGTCTGGGAGAACGTCCCTGGCGTTTTGTCATCTAACGGAGGAAAAGATTTTGGAACATTCCTCGGAGGGTTGGGGGAACTCGGGTATGGGTTCGCATACAGGGTTCTTGACGCTCAATACTTTGGAGTGGCCCAAAGACGCCGACGTGTGTTTGTTGTCGGATACCTTGGAGACTGGAGACGTGCCGCCGCGGTACTTTTTGAGCGTCACAGCCTGTCAGGGGATTCTGCGCCGCTCAGAAAAAAGAGGGAAGGTATTACCTCCAGCTCTGGAACAAGCATTGAAAGCAGTCTCAACTGTGGAGTAGAACTGACTGGCCCATTATCGGCAAGGGATTACAAAGATGCCGGCACAGATGGTATGAACAAGAATTCAGCCAAGATGATTCCTGTCATAAAACAATGGCCAGCGGAAATAAGTAGCACCTTAGATACTACTTTTGGAACAAAACAAGGCTTGGAAGACCAACACGTCAATGCTGGTTGTCCTATGTTTGTTCCTACTAAAAAAATTGCTTTATCTGTTTATGAAAATCACCCAGCTGATAGCAGAGTGCAAGAAATGGGTGAGGTTTGCTCTACTGTTACATCTAGATGGGGAACTGGGGGCGGCAATATTCCATTTACAACTGCATATTCCATAAGAGAAGATGCTCAAGCAAACACTTTTAGCGCAACTGAATTGGAAGTTGCAACTGCATTAAAAGCCTTGCAACCAAGTGTGCAATCTCATCATGCCCAAACTTTTATTACTCAATCTATGGGAACAGATTTATATAACGGGGCAATTACAGGTGAAGTAGCCGCAACAATGACAAAAAGCATGAGTGGAACAGGAACTGGGCCTACTGCAATGCAACCAATAGGTTTTGAAGCCAATATGTCATTGCAACAACCAAGCACAAAAAACATATTTCAAACTTTAACCCGAAGAACCCATGCCTCCGTCAATATTGACATGGCAGTCAGAAGATTATTGCCAAGAGAATGTGAACGATTACAGGGCTTCCCTGATGACTACACCGATATAAAGCCAAATGGAAAACAAACCTCAGATGGCCCAAGATATAAGGCTTTGGGTAATTCAATGGCTGTGCCTGTCATGGCATGGATAGGCAAAAGAATTCAAGAAGTGGAAAACTTATGACAAAGACCCAAGCCCATGCCATCCTTGACCGAATCAAAAGCGGAGACCTCGTGTCCTTGGCTGAAACAAATACAGCCTTGGAACGGACAGGGGATTTATGTCGAACATCTAGCCCAACATTACGCTTTGATGGCCATGAACAAAGGAACAATCAACCATGCCAGGCACATGACCAAGCTGCTGAAGTCGGATTTTCCTACTCTGCCTACCTTGATTGTCCAACAACTGAAAGTGCTACATGAACAAAGAAGACTTAGTGCGAGTGCTAAAAATGGCTAACTGTGATGCCAATTCCATCGCCTTTGCCATAAATGCTTGGGAAATGGGCGCGGAGTGGGAACAGGAACAATGCGCCAAGTTAGCCGAGGATTTAGGCGCAGACGGGTATGACTCAGAGAAAATAGCCTATTTCATCAGGGCTAAAAAACCCCTCATTGTTTTTATGATGGGTGAAACCCGCGAATGACACTAATCGTAACTTTTGAGGTCGAAGGTGACCCAGTACCCAAAGGCAGACCAAGGTTTGCTCGTAGGGGGCAGTTTGTCCAAACCTACACGGATGCCAAGACAATTGACTACGAAACCCAAGTAGCCATGAAAGCCCGACACGCAATAGGCGCAACAGAGCCATTAAAAGGGGCTTTAACTGTGTTTTTGTACCTACGTTATGCAGTACCAGCGTCATACTCGAAAAAGCGCAAGGAAGCCTGTTTACGGGGCGTGGAATATCCCAAGAAAGTGGATATTGATAATGTTTACAAAAGCATTACAGACGCAATGAACGGGATTGTCTACATGGATGACAGCCAGATCGTAGAGGCGCACATCACCAAGGTCTATGCTGAGACTGCTGGTGCAAACATCATGGTGCAAGAATGCGAGTAGAGTTAAACAAGGACAACGCAAGTGCGGTGATGGGAAACCTTTGGCCTAAAGTCAAAGAAGCCCTAGCATCTGGCAAGCAATTGACCTTGGAGATCAAAGACGCGGGCAAAAGCCGAGACCAAGAAAAACTCTATCACGAACTAATTGGGCAGATAGCAAAACAAGCGCAGCATTTGGGTGCTAAATGGGATTCTGAAAGTTGGAAACGCCTATTGGTTGATCAATTTTGCAAAGACAATGGTCTAAAAACAGGCGCGGTTATCCCTAATTTGGCAGGCGATGGCATTGTGCAGCTAGGGATGCAGACGCGCAATTTCACTAAAGAACAAGCCTCGGAATTTGTGGAGTGGCTACACGCATGGGGTGCAGAACACGGGGTAACCTTTGAACAATAAACCCACACTAGCAGAGCGCAAGCACTTAGCCCAGATCAAGGAAATGAACTGTGGGGTCTGCGATGCGAGTGGCCCAAGTGACGCACACCACATCGTCCAACATGAGCAATACCTTTGCATTCCCTTGTGTAAAGACTGCCACCAAGGGGCGTTTAACGGGATACACGGACAACAAAGAATATGGAAGGTTTATAAAACAAATGAGATGACAGTATTGAACGAAACGATAAGAACCTTGCTAAAATAAAGATGAGCAGTTGCCTTTGGGGGGTGCTCTCCCCCACCTTTTTAGGATATATATGGCTTACGAAAACCAAAAAGATGTTGCAGACTTCATAAGCACATTACTCCA